CCAGCATAGTATTCAAACTTTTTCTTGTAAAGAATTTTGCTTTTTGTCTCTGCATCTGATAGCATCAGTTTGAATTGAGACCAGATGTTCAGATATTTTTCATGTATGACGGTGACCTTAAAGTTTTCAGTGTCAAGATCAGCGGTGTCAATTTGACAGTCTGATCTCCACATTTCACGAACTTCATCAAGTGTCATTCAAGTGCTGTCCTCCGATTTCCATCGATGTCTTGTATTGCGTAAGAGACATACCTGAATTCAGCAGTTGCTGTGGCATACTCTGTACCATCTATTGTAGCATTAAACTCCAACGCATTCAAGCTTACGGGAAGTAAGTCACGGAAGGTGACAAAGAAATTAGTTTGCATGTTAGAATTCAAGACAGCAAGAGATCCATCACATCTGACAGGATAACCTGAGTCTTCTAATCTGATTCTCTCTTTAAGAGATTCGCCACCACCTGCAATACCACGCATCCAGTTATGCAAGATCAAATAGTTTTCAAGATCCTCATCAACTAGGAATGTGATATTAAATGGTTCATAGTTAAGACCATGTGCTTCCCACGGTATTGACCTACCCATCATGGTAGGTTGCTCCACTGTGTTCATTGACAAACCAGGTATAGACGCTGACTGTGAAAAGTAGACTACCTTAGGGTAACCTTCCAGTTGCATCTTAAAACCAATAGGAGACAAGAAGTTCCTATTTTTTAGTTGTTTATTCCACAGACCGTACTCAGCAGGCATGATTCTTTTTTAACTATTTAGTTAACGATTTTGAGAGATATATCTAACCAATCCGCTAGCGGCGGGATGACTCCAATAAGTCGAAGCAAACCCTCAGCAAAAAGTGCAAGAACAAACCAGCCAACAATGACTGAAATAATTGAAGCATTACGATTATGTTGTCGTATTGCATCACTGATCATTACCTCCACTTCTTCTTTGGATATTGCAGTACGCTTTTCCATTAAGTAGTTTAGTGTGAATATTCATTTAAGATATCTAATATTTCATCCAGAGCAGAATGCCGACCTTCATGCCACTCCCATCCGTGGCACGGATGCTTGCTATTATATAGCTTGTTTTTCAACTTATAAACTCGTGCGAGCATATCGTTTTTGTCTAGTCTGCCTCTGCCCATGGTGTGTGTCCAGTTCTATTATTTAACAAAAAAACGTGCCCATGAAGGACACGTCGTGTGCATATCAATATAATTGTGATTAGTTAATCAATAGGTGGTCTTGTTACATAAGCATTTCACGACAGTAACGTTTACAGGAGTCATCTTGGTCATTGCATTCAACTACACACTCATAGTATTCATCCACACTGTACATATTTGATTCAAGTTCGTCGATAGTTTTTTCGTAGTGACGCCATTCATCTAATTGATTGTGTGATACTAGGTTTTTCATGATGATCACTATAAGTTGTACAAATAATATAGAAAGGGTTTGGGTTCATCGCGTCACCTCCTAGACTTCTATTATTATTTATCCGAGTATATCTATCGTAATGAAGATTTGCAAAAAAAGACCTCGGAGAGGCGAAGGATAGCATCACGAGGTCTTTTCTGTTAATTTTTGTGTGGTGAGGGAGGAGGGATTACATTATACCCTCATGTTATGGGAATCGCTAGTGCGAAAATTAGTACATAACAACAATGGTTCCCTTGGTCGGGGTTCTACTATTCCTAGCAGCGAGCACCACCTCTAACCATTTACATTACCCCGCCTAATTCCAACAGGGTTGTTCAGTCACTCCCGTGTTGAGTGATCAACTCAACAAATATAGTATGACATAAAAAAAGAGGGGCGTCAAGCCCCTCTGAGTATTGTTGCAAAATGCACACAATTTACATAAGGTTGTCAACAAGGACTCTTCTGTAATAGCGGTTTGCATTGGCGTTAAGAGCGCCAGATCCCTGAGAGGTTCCCTCAGCGAATGGGTTAGCAACCATACCATAACGAGTCTTAAACCCGATTTTTGGTTGGAAGGTGTCCTGACCCACGGCACGAACCATTTGGAGAGGCACGTAAGGGCAGTAGAACAGTCCAGCGTCATATGCGCTAGAACCTTTGTATCCAGCAACGTAGAAGTGTCTGTCACTTACGTTAGCAGAATAAGGGTCAACATAAACCTTGATTCTACCGTTCAACGTACCAGCAAGAGTGCTGCTGTTGTCGTCAGGAAGAAGGTTGCTGTTGCCAGAAAGTGCAGGAGTGTAGTCAAGCACACCAGCCATAGAGAGAGCAGATGCCACATCAGCAGAGCAGATGAGGATGTTGCCCTTCCCGCGACGAGTTTCATGCCCGATTGCGTTCATGTCTCTTTCGATTTGGAAAAGAAGTCCTTTGAACTTCTCAACCGACCATCTACCGTTGGAGTCAACGTCGAGGTCAAATACACCCTGAGTAGCGGTGTTGTTCTGAGCGCCAGGTCTTGCGATCTTGTAAACAGTTCTAACAACTTCCCTGTTGATTTCAGCAAGGACTTCTGTTGAAAGAATGTTTGCAAGTTCAGACTCAGCATCAAGACCATGAACTGCTTTCAGGTCTTGTGCGAGTTCAAGACTGTACTCGGCTTTCAGTGCTCTGGACTTAGCAGTCACTGTGACCTTCTCGATTGAGAAGTTCATTTCAGCGAACTGGTTACCAGAAGCGTCGCCAAGTGCCTCAGACTCAGCAGTGGTCATACCACCAGAGGTGTTATAAGTACCACTGTCGTTAAGCAGACCTGGGTTAGAACCTGACTGTGCAGTTCTACCGAGATCAGATGCTGCGTTCTCTGCTGAGAACTCAGTGTCTGCTTCGTTGAAGAATGCTTCTGTGCCGCCTGTTCTGTTGGTGCCGTAGCGTGAGCGCATTGCGAAGATCAGTCCAGTAGGACCAGTCATCGGTTGAACGCCAGCAATGTCATAAGCAATAAGCTTAGGCATGCTACGTCTGATCAAGGAGATCAGTACAGGGTCGAAACCTGCAACAGGACCAGTAGCGGTGCTGCTACCACTGAAACCAGCGGTGCCAGCGGACATTGTAGGGGCTGCCTCGTTGAGGATGCCTGCTTCCTCTTTAAGGAAGGTTTCTTGGTTTTCGAGCAGGATGGAGGTAACAGCCTTTCTATACTTGTCCGAAATGTTATCGAGTTCGGAGTGTTCCAGAATGGGTGCCCACTTTTCCTGCAAAGATTCGGAATTGAACATTTGCTTTTTTACCTTTTAATTTCTAGGTGGAAAGGGAACTTAGGTATCACTTAGCCCAGCGGGAAAGTGCGTTTACATAATGCGCCATAGTGTCGCTAGTATGTAACTCTCCTTCTACTTGTACATCCTCAGTAACAGTAGTTACTTCGGGTTTAGTAGAGAAGTATGACTCTCTAAGAGTCGCCACCTTCTCGCGGAAGGTTTCTTCATCTTCAAACTCAACTGCTTCTGCCAAAGATGCCAATTTCTCACGTTGTGAGAGTGACAGTCCTTCGCTCAGCTCGCTCACGATCCCATTCTTGATATAGTTGCCGACCTCTTTTGTGAGACCAACGTTCTCTTCGATTTGTTCGTTGAGTTTCTTTTCCATAGTATCGAGTTGTTCGGTCATTTCATCGACCAAATCAACTTTCTCGTCGGGAACTTCAATGAAGTTCTCAGCGAAAACTTGTTTGAGTCCAGCAAGGACGCTCTCTGCCATTTCGGTTTTGATACCGTGCTCAATGGCGAGTTGATTATCCTTTGCCCACTTGGTGACAGCAAACGAAAGATACTCGTCTACTTGCTCAGCAAGTGAAGTCTTAACAGACTCAATTTCTTCTTCAAGAACCTTAGCGTAATCAGTATGAATACGTGTAAGTTCTTCGTTCAGGCGAGAAACAACTGCTGCCTCAAAGATCGTAGCAGCTTTCTCTTTGAACTCCTCAGACAGGTCTTCACCCTCAGTCAGAGCAGCAACGTCGGCAGAAAGATCGATCTGAATAGTTTCAGTCTCTTCTTCCTCAGCAATCACTTCTTCACCTTCGTTCTCTACGTGATCAAACGTAGGAGATTTGCTGATGCTATCTTGCTTATTGCCAGATGCAGCACTAGGTTTAGTAGTAGGTGCCTGTGCATTACCGCCTGCCACGACTTTGAACTTATTGCTCTCGTCGTCAGGCTTACTGTTTTGGGGGGTAGGACCACCGAGGTCGGCGATGCCCGATAGACCGCTGCCTTCATCAGACAGTTTACCTTGGGGATCGGCGGGCTTAGCGCCAGCAGTTACGCTCGATTCGTCCAGAGTAGTTTCAATTTTGTCAGACATTGTGTCTCCTCGTGGTTACGTTGCTTAGGTGATTGCTCTAATTATTTATGATTACAGATTTTTCAAGAATTCTGAGAATGCGGAAATCTTCCTTTCCTCTAATTGAGCTGCGGCAGCATTGTCGATTCTCTTCTTGATATTTTCAATTTGTTGCTCGTGGATTGATCCACCAGCAAGAACCCATTCCTTTCCTTCCATAATGCCGTTGACAAAAGCATCAGGAGCAGAAGGATCTGCTACGATGTCAGCAGCAGTAGCGAGCATAAAGTCTTCGCCAACAACTTTGACACCATTTTCTTCCTTGATAGAACCCAGACCGCGTGAAGAAACTCCCAGTTTGACACCCTCATCAAGCAGTTGCTTGGCGATTTTGCCCATAGGTGTTTCAAGAAGTCTTGCTTTACCAATAAAATTATTACCCTCTTGTTTCAGAGATGTAATAAGATGGGAAGCACGATCAAGATTGATGGTAGGACCATCAGGGTGACCCAACTCGCCAAGGGCGCGTCCAGATTTAACGAAATTTTCGTTATACTTACCAACCTCTCTTGCAAGAGTGGCAATAGGATAACGTCTTCCGTTACGGTTAGTGAGTTCGCCTTGCAGGAAAACACCTTCAATAAAAGTATTTTTCTTGCCGTTCTTACCTTCGGTAATTACGATCTTGGCGTCATCAATTTGTTCCGTGATCAGTTTCATCAGTTGGTTCCTCTGTCGATGCTTCGGGTTGGTCGGGGGGAATTGCGTCCTCAGGTTGTTCAGTGTTCTCAGGACCCTCTTCGGGTGTGGCAAACATATTTTTGCCAACCTCTTTCTTCATGTCACCAATGGTGTCCATGGCAAGAGATTTCATTTGTGTGTCAACATAGTCCGACAGGTCTTTTTGACCAGCGAACAATGAATTTACAATGTCAAGAGCAGATTGGGAAGGCATAATAATTTATACACTATATGTACTATTTAGATATTTCCTTTTTCGTAGTCCTTAGGATCCATTCCTTCTTCCTCTTCTGGTTGCTCAGGAGGCATCAATGACATCTCCATTTGCGCTTTTTCCATCTGCTGAATTTCAGCAGGAGAGACGATTAATCCTGCCTCCATCTCCGCTTGCATCTGCTCGTCGATCTCATCGATCTCGTTATCAGTCTGGCGAAGAATGTTGCGGCGTAGGTATTCAATCGAGAAGTATTTACCAGCATAAGGATCCATCTGTTGCAAGAGAGCAAGTCTCTCGTTCATGACTTCCTTCTCTTTCATTTCAGAGAAGTAGTTATCAGCGATAAAGGAATACTGGATTTGCTCCTTCAAGTCATCCCATTCTTCCAGTGTGCATACACCTTTAAGAACGAGTTGAGTTCTTAGGAGATCGTTGAACAGGTCACTAAACTTCTTACGCAGTCTAGTAACAAACTTTTGGAACTTCACTTCATCTCTGGTGATCTCAGCAGATCTACCAATGTTGAAAGAAGATTCTGATTCCAAACGTGACTCTGGTACGTTCAGAGATCTGTACAGTTTCTTTTGGAAATACTTAACGTCTTCCAATTCACCAAGGTTTTGTCCACCAGGTAAAGTTGAGATTTCTGTACCACGACCACCTTCACGCCTAGGAAGCCAGAAGTCTTCCAGCATAGACATGAACTTTTTGTCGTCGCGAATCTCACCAGTGTCAGCGTTATAGACCATTTTGTTTCTATAACGACTCATTACCTCACGTAGGTATTGCTCTGCTTTTTGCTTGGGCAGATTACCAACGTCGATGTAGAAAATTCTACGCTCGGGTGCTCTGGACAAACGATAGATGACCAGAGAGTCCTCAATCATTCTAAGTTGATTGAGAGCCTTGATTGCTTTATGTAGGTGAGAAAGCACATAGTTGCGCTGCATGTCCAACTGACCAGAGTGGCAATATGCAATAGCATCTGGTGCAATTTTAATACCGTTGTTCTCGTATCCTTTTAGACCTTTGGGTGAGTAAATGTAATACTCAACAGACCTTGGCACAATCGATGCAGTCTGTGGATCAATAGGTTGCAACCTATCCTTAGGTTTATCAAACTCGACAACCTTTTTAATCTTACGAGGATCAATATATCTCAACTCACTAATGCCAGCACTAGGATTTTGAGTATCGATCATCTTATGATAGAAGAGACGACCATCGATATACCATCTACGGAAAATATCGTATGCTTTTCTATCGAAATCTAGGAGAACTAGAACGTTCTCGAATTCTTCTTTGATTCTGTTGCGAAGGGTCTGCGATGCTTTGAGGTTTTGGAGATCAATATCTACTGGATGATCATTAAGATCTCCTGCAACCGCTTCGTTAACAACATCATTGATTGCTGCATCACATTCGGGGTGCAGCGACATTTCACGATAACGACCAATCAGGTCTGCTTCGCTAGCCTTATTGGCAGCGTCGCCCATTTCAACATATTGACCAAAGTAACCACCAGCAACAATAGGTTGCGCTGCATCGTCTGACTCTTTACGCACAAAAGAAGGAGCCTGTTTAGACCCCTTCTTTCTATCAAGAGAATAACCAAATAGTTGTGACATCAGAGTTCAACTTTGAATTACTTGTTCCTACTATTTAGTAGGTTTGTAAAACTTAGTTTGTATCTTCGCCGTTACCAGTGTTAGTATCATCAGCATAAGACCAGTATTGAACTTGGAATTCAACGGTGTACTCCTCAGGAGTATCGTTGCTGTCCCAAGCAAGATCGATTGCACTGATGTTAGATGGCCAGATGCCTTCAAACCTGTAAGCAGCAGAGTGTCCACCCTGTCTGTCAAACTGACGCACAACTGCGTCTGATTGATACTCAGAAATGCTAGTAGCAGTCTGATAGTTCATTGGCATTGACTGAATGATGCGTGACCACTCTTCCAGTTTACGTCTGAGTAGGAAGTTCTCATCGTTCATGATGGTAACTGTCCAAGGTTCAAACGTTCTGTCACCAGCAATTTTCAAAGTTCTTCCTCTGAAAGGAACTTCGACGACACCCACAGTAGATGCAGGAAGGTTTGCTGCTTTCACAAGGAATGTAGAAAGTCTTACGCTGTCGTTGTTGTTGGTAGATCCGCTATCGTTGTCAGAAATATCCGAAGAGTTAACTTGGAAGATTTCCTCCACCTTCTTAGGTGGATTAATTTCGACTTGGAATAGATTAGGGCGTGCTAGTTCCCTAATCTGGTCTCTAAAACCAATAATGTCCTTTACGACATTAAGTTTTTCAACCTGTCCTGGTCTTTGACGCTTATTTTGTTGGGGCGTTCTCCCTTTTTGTCTGGGTTGTGCCATGATTTGACTCCGTGTTAATTAGTTAAGAGAAAAGGGGAGACCGCTTAGTTAACGATCTCGGCGAATGATGCACCAGTTCTGGTGGCAGTGAATTGCAGCGTGATGAAGTTGATAGAGCGGGTAGGCTTCACAAAGATTTCTGCAAAGAATTCTCCTCTGTCAATAGCATCAGTTGGGTTGTTGCTACGGTCACAAACAACCAAGTAATCGATCACGCCTCTACGAGATTGAACACCTCTGAGGTATGGGTCAACAACGTTCTTGAATCCTTGACGAGTAAACTCATCGTTGAGTTCAAAGAGTTGTCCCTTAGCGGCAACCGATACTGCTTTCTCGATAACGAGGAACAATCTACGAACGTTGATTCTGTCAAAGGCAGACTGCGTAGCAAGTGCTGTCTTATCACCGTAAAGAACGATGCCCTGACCAGGGAATGCAACAATCGGGTTGATTCTCGCTGCATACAATCTGTCTCTCTGATCTTTCAGAGGAGAGTATGCAAGTTTCACTGCGTTACGGAGTTGTCCTCTGGTGAAACCAGCAGGAGAGAACCAAGGTTCCTGATTAAGAGCAGTGCTCAAAGTCAGACCAGCAATGTCAGCGTTACAAGGAAGGTAACGATACTTATCGTTGTACTTGTCGTAAATGTACTTGTAGTTGTTGTCGAAGGCAGCGTAAGAACTAGAAGACAACTTGTTAAAGAAGTTGATAGTGTTCTCTACGATGTCGTTCGTGCTAGCAACACCAATAACGTCAGAGCGAGGAGGTGAAATGAATGCCATGCAATCCTTACGGGTGCTTGCGATGTCAATCAGTTTCTGTCCCTTAGCAACTGAGTCAGTGTCATTGCTCATTGCAGGACCCATGATGATGTAGTCAACTTCCTCGGTTTCGGGGTCGCTGAACAGATCATAAGAGTCAAACAACTTGTCTCTTTGTGCAGTGTATCCATCAACACCACCTTTCAACTCATACTTCAAAGTAGAAGTTGACTTGGTAAAGAGAAGAGGAATTGCAAGTGCGTTAGCACCATTAGGATCGTCAAGTGACTTGATGGAATAGTTGTTCTTGAACAAGTCGAAGTTACGATTTGAACCAGACAGACCAGCATCACCAGTCTTAGTTCCGTCAAGATCCTGAACGAGAGTCAACTCGTGAGAACCCCACCAGATGTATCTGGACTGTGCCTTGATGACATCCTTATAATAGATGTTTGCACCTTGTGGTGACTTAGCGTCGTTTGCCTTAGAAACGTCAGTGAACTTTTCAAGGACTGAGCCAGGTACGCCAGTGATAGATCCGTCGCCGTCAATGACGAGGATATGCATCAGGTCATTGTGACCACCGCGATCAGCAACATACTGAGAAGTGCCAGGTCTTGCAGCGATAGAAGACCACTTCTGGTTGTTACCATAAACACGTTCGGTGTACTCATCAGCGATAGCGTCGATGTTAACGGTGTTACCGTTGTTATTCTCGCCATCAAGAGTTGAACCCTCTTTGATGTCTTGGTTTGCAAGGAAAGGAGTAGCGCCTTGATCCAGTGCGATTGAGAGTCTGCGTTTGATGCCGCTAACCTTAGCAGAGTTACCAGTTGCAGAACCAGGTGAACCACCGCTGTTTGCCAACTCAGTCACAACGTCGTCGTTGACGAGGAATTGAGAAGAAGTTGAATCAACAAGCAGTTCTGCCTTTCTTGTCTTGGCGTCATACGCAACAACCTGACCAGTAACGTTACCAGACTTAGCAGTGAAGAAGTTACCTCCACTCATCTCTCCGATAAGAGTTGAAGAATCAGGGTTGAAGGTAACCTCCAACACGTAGTTATAGATTTGTGCGAATGTGTTAGTTGCAGAGTCAGAGACTTTCTTACCAGCAACAAACTTGTGCTCAGCGTTAGCACCAGTAGGTTCGCCAAGGTACAGGATCTGATCAGGACCAGCGTCAGTAACGACGATTCTGAGGCAGTTACCGTAGCTACCTGGTGTACGACCTGCCCACTTCCATTGGTTAGCAGCGCCTTCAACGTTTGCTTCGTATGTATCAAGATTCTTGATCAGAGGAGGAGTAACACCAGTTACAGTCTTCTCGTCAACAACAGTCTTGTTAACAGTAACAGTTTGAAGATTGATGGTAGATCCATCAGTGTGCGATGCAGCAGAAGTACCCAACTGTCCGCGAGTAACAGTCAGATCGTTGGTAGCGATTGCAGTAACCTGCAAGATCTCATCATCGATTCTGATGTAGTTGTTAATGCTGACGTTAAGGGTTGCA